TTCGCATAATGTGGACGGGATTACGTTAGGCCAGGCCCGACCGAAGGGAGAATGCGCAGACCGGAAAATTGCAGTCCGGTCAAGCATTTACACGTAATCCCCATTATGCGATGCGACCTGTTATTGCGTGACGTCACGCTTATTCTTCAACCAGTCGGTATTGGCGGCCCTTCGTGGATCCCAGCAGCTTGTTGTCGATCACTCGATCCAGTTGCCGGCTGGCTTCTTTTCGGTCCAGACCTGCGGCCAGGTTCTGCCACTTGCCGCTTCCGCTGCGTCCCTGGAGCGTCCAGGTCTTCGCCTCGGCTTCTTCTTTTTTCGTGACGCGTGACGCTAATTCGGCTTCCAGCTCGGTAATTCGTTGCAGTGCCTGGTCGAGCTCCTCTTGGGTGCGCTGCCAGCCGTCGAGGATTTCCTTTACGCCATCAGCGGGGATCGATGGGGTCTCTTTTCGTGACGGTTGGGCGTTACGATTTTTCTTGTTCGCCCGGTATCGCCGCGCCCGCTCTGCGTCGGACAGCGCTTTGCCGGTGGCTGGCCGACCGCGCCCGCGCTTCGGCTGCTCCAGGGGGAGGGCTTGGGTTTGCTTGTCTGCTGGGTCGATCATGGTTGCGTCTCCATGCTGGCTGGGCATGTGGTAATTATACGTGACGCGTCACGATAAATACATGAATTAGCGTGACGAATCACGATAAATAGCGACCGTTCGTCGGTATTTATTGTGACGCCACGCGGCTCGTCACGATAAATAGCGCCGCCCGCTTTTTGGATCCCCCAGCCCCTTGGGAGTCCCGGCAGGTCAAGGGCCGCGCTCCCGGCTCGTCGGATCAGCTTCACCGATCCGGCGAACGGAAGCACGGGCGAAGCGAACACTTGACGTAACTCCCCTGAAACAGCCTCCGCAAGGGAGGGAGGGGAAGCTTTATCTCCCCTGCCTCCCGAGCCCTCGGCGGCAAGAGCGGGTTGTAGGGCAGCGCCCTACGATCTTGCTTGCGTCCAGGGTGCAACCCTGGCCGTCGGAGACATGCTTTTGACTGTGCTGAATTCGCGTGATGCGTCACGGGAATGACGCTGGAGGGGTGGGGGTGCTGTAACACCCCCAATTTGGTATCGACTTCGACCCTCTGCGGGGTGTCTCTAGCCGAGTAGCTCTTGCTCGTAGCTCATCAGGATTCCGCGTACTGCTAGCTTCACCTGCCGCTTCATGTCGTCCGGCAAGTGGTCGAAGCGCAGGAATATTGCCCGCAGCTCTTCGGAAAGCTGACGCTCGCTTTCCTCTAACACTATGTCGTCTGCCGATACGGCGAGCGCTCTTGCCAGGGCTCCTATGCGGTCACCTGGTGGCGGCTGTTTTCCTGCTTCGTATTTCTTGATTGTCGCTAGGGGTATCCCTGTTTTTTCGGCAACCTGCTCCTGCGTCAGTCCCATTGTCTTCCGTGCTTTCTTGAGATTTGCGGCGATTGTCATGGTCTCGGCGCTCGGTTCTTGATCGGCAGCCACAAGGCTATCTCCTGTCTAGATTTACAGTGATCATATTTGGTCCTTAATGGTTGATGAAATGGCTTGCGCCATAAGGACCATATCGGATACCTTTTGGTCGCAAATGGCCTCATTGACAGGTTTTCGGATGTCGCCTTCGACCGACCAGCAGAGCAGGATGTTCTACGACTACCTTACGGTAGAGCAGGTGTATCCATACCCGCTCCCCAAGGTGTCAGATACGGGCATCTGCTACTACGACCGGCGAACCGGCGAAACCCTCCGCGATACAGCCCCTGGCTGGAAGCATGAGGGTAGCTATTCGACCCTGATCAAGATTCGCGTCGATGGCTGCAAGCTCCGCGTCGAGGGCAATCCCAGCGCCGTCAATCGGCTCGACAATCTCGACGGCTACCGCTCCCTGGATGACTGCATCGCGGTCTACAACCAAATCCTTCTTGAGTACGGCGACCAGTACGGTTTTTGGCGGTTGCCACGATTCACGAAGTGCACTGAGTGGGGGCTTCGCCAGGGTGATGACGGCACGAAGTCCAGCATGGTCGGCAACGGTGCGCGTATTCGGCGTATCGACCTGACCACGAATCGGACGGTGGGGAAGGGCAACGTGATGGCCTATATCCGGGCGCTCAGCACCCAGCGATATGGCTACAAGAACGCCCATCTCTACGAAGACGGGCTGACCTGTGACTGGAAGGCTCGCGACCACTACGAAAAGGCCTATGCGAAAGGTCCAGCCATTCGCAAGTTCCTGTTTCCCAAGTGCAAACGTAATTTCGGCGAAGAGTCCGCCGAGTTCCGCTATCTCCAACGCCTGGCCGATTACTGCGACGACCAGGGCGTCGTTCGGATGGAGCAAGAACTCAAGAGTGAGTTTCTCCAGGCGAAGCGGCTGGAGTGGTGGGGATTATTCGATGAGCAGCAATTTCAGGCCATTCACAAAAAGTTCTTGGCCATAGACGACAAGCTCGAGGTAACGGCAATGGACTACAGGACTATCGCTGATCAGTTGATCGCTAAGGGTGTTGTTGCTAGCCGTCAGGCGGCTAATGCGACGGCGAATATCGCCCTGCAATGGATGAACTGTCCCGGCATTACGTTTGACTTCAAAAACGCTCAGACCAAGCGCTATCGCGCTCGCTTGAACAAGATCGGCCTGAATATCGCTCAACCCTATGACGTCACTCGCCATAGCGCGGTGATCGTGCGTCGTGCCGAAGAGATCGTGACCAACGATTTCTTGGTGCTGCCGGAGTTCTACCGGCACGCCCCGGTCCAGCGCCATCTACGGTTGGTGGCCTGAGATGCTGCGCGCTGATTTCGACAATATCGAACGCATGCTGTGGGCCGTTCGCAACGGTCGCAGGCATGCTGAGGTGTCGTTCAACGTTGCCCGTTTGTTCGGCTATATGGCGTGCCTGCTTTGTCATGGCGATATCGATGACGCCGTGCATAAGCGCCTGGATGCGTTGCTGATGAACGCTCAGGACTACGCCATGCGTGTTGTCGTCGACCTCGAATGGCAGGGGTGGTCGTGATGCTCGCGCCGACTCTCCAGGCCCTCGCGCTGCTCGCCGGTGCCGCCACCCTGATTCACGCCCTGGGCGTATGGGCTCGGTCATGAGCATGAAAACTCGCATCTTCCTGCGCACGCTGCGCTTCGTTGCCTACAACTGGTGGCTTCCGTTCCTGCTGGGCAATGTTTCCGCGCTGGTCGGCTTTGCCTTCACTGCTGATCTGATCAATGACGCGTTCGTCTCGTCGCTCGAAACGGTGGTGCAATCATGCGCACGGTGAGCTTCCAGGGCGCGACCCTTTCGGGCAGCGAGCGGCGTTCGTCGCAGCTTCGCCAGCAGGTGAGGGCGGCGGTGAATCAGTCCGTGTTGCAGCAGCAAGTCGCGGCCACGCTCAACGCCCTGGAGCAGCACAAAGAGCAGGGCGGCAAGCCCGAAAAGGTCTGGTCCACGATCTCCAACGAAAAGGGCACGCCGTGGGTCGGCGATGTGTTCGGGTGGCCGTGATGGCTATCGAGATCAACCGTCAGTCGTACCTGTCTCTGCGCTCGGCTCTGGAGCTGGAACTGCTCGATGCCGGCATCGACTCGCCGGACCTGCTGAGCCGGCTTATGCGCCACGTGCTTGCGACCGAATCCACGACTCGCGCTGAGTCGCAAACCGTTCGCCGGGCCTTCGTGACGGCCCGTAGAAACCCGCTGCTGGGCGCAATCCCTCAGCACTCCCAGGGGCGCACAAATCGCCCGTATATCCTCAAGAGGAAACCTTAATGCCCTTCGTCTATCTCGGCCTGACCCGCGACGCCGGAACCTCGAAAAAGACCGGCAACGCATACGACATCGCGGTCGTGCACTTCGCCGTCGATGCCACGCAATCGACCCGCCCCGATCGCAAGTTTGCTCTCGGCCTGGAACCTCAAAACCTGCCGATCGCGCCGGAAGCGGTGAGCCAGTTCCAACGCGTTGAACCGCTGTCGTCGGTGAACTTCGAGTTCGAGCCGGACCCTCGGAACATGCAACGCAACCGTATTCGTGGCGTTAAGCCGGTACCGAAAGCGGGTGCTCAGGCGGCGTCGTAATTCGGGCTAATTATTAAGAATCAGGGGTGATCGAAAATGGAAGCGGCAATGCAACTTTTAAGTTCGGTCACTTTTGAAAGTCTCACGGCGGTATACGGCTCCGGGTTTATCTTGACCTTTGCCGCATATGCCGTGGGTTTAAAAGTGGGAATCGTACTAAGTGCGATCCGTAAACTATGAAAGAGGTGAATCATGGCTGATATTTTCGGTGCGGTAGACTTTTCCAGCGTTTCCACCTGGGTCGTAAGTGCCGGTGTTGCGATCATCGGTATTGCGATGGCGTTCAAAGGGATCGATCTGGGCAAGCGCGGCGTTAAGAAGGCCTAAGGGCCAGGGCAGGGGGCTGAAAGGCCCCCTGTATCTTATGGAACCCTCTCAACTTACATTCACAGCGGCGGACCTTGCGCTGGTAGTTCACGCCCTGGTCTTCCATGGCGGGGTATTGGCAGCATGGGCATTTATCGCCGGTATGCGGCAGCGTTTCTAGCATTCGCGTTTTTTCTCTCCTCTGAAGTTTCGTATTCCGCGACTCGAAAGAGCGTCACCGTGCCTAGTGCAAGTCTTGTTGCGCGCGGTGGCGGCTCTCCTTCTGTTTCTGGTCCATCTTTAAAGATTCCTGGCCAGCCTGGTGTTGAATATATCCCTCGGTCTGGCGGCGGGGCTTCTGGTGTTCCGATAAAGATCATCCCGACGATTGATTTCTCTATCCCAAGGACTATTAAAGGCAGTGTTTCTTCGCTCAAGGGTGGAATTGCTGGTGTTGCTGCAACTGCGGCCATGTCAATGGCTCTTGATAGTATCGGGGGCTTTATTGACGAGAATGGCAAGCCGGTTAAGAAAGTAAGTGACGCCCCTTCAGGGGCCGTGGCGGGCGTTTATTACACTAGACCGCCACAAAATGTTGGCGGTGTTTATCTTGATCTTAAGTATGGGTTAACTCGTCAACAGGCTTGCGAATATGAGGTTACTCAGAGTGGCAACTGTGTAATTAGAATTAATGGCATTGTGGGTTCTTCTATTATTTACGCCAATAGTTGTGACCCTGGCGTGTGGTTTAATGTTTCAACTGGCAAGTGCGATAGTTTGTGGAAGCCTGGCGAGCATATAGAGTCGTTGACTGATCCGGATTATGACGATATTACGGATTCGCTGTCTGGTGTGGTTGATCCGAATTGGCTTAAAGATTTGCTAACGGCGACGTGCGAAGGGTCTTTGAATCCTGCCGCGTGCTATGAGCAGATGTCTGAAACCACGCATCTTAGCGGGCCTTCATCGGTAAACGGCCCCAAGACCTCGACGACGACGACGACCACGAATCCTGATGGCACTACCAGTACGACGACGAAGGACACTCAAACTAAGTATGAGATTAAGTATGGCGATAACTATATCGACTATACGGAAACGACCACGACCACGACCACGAAAGACGGTGATAAAACCGAAGAGACGACTACGACCGACACTGATGACGTGACAGCAGAAATTCCTCCCGAAGAGAAAGAGGATGAGGGCGGTAGTTTTGAAGATGCCGAATTTCCGGAAGTTAAGCCGTTCTATGAGCAAAAATATGAGGATGGGTTAGAGGGTGTATGGCGTGACAAGCGCGCCGAATTTGAAGATACGGAATTTATGAAGTTTCTCCAGGGGTTCATTCCGTCGTTTTCGGGGCGGTGTCCGGCATTTGGGCTGGATATGAATATTGCGTCCTGGGCGAACTATGGTTATCAGCAATTCGGGTCTATCTGCTATGTGCTTGATTTCGTGAAGGCGATTCTTATGGTTTCGGCCTTGTTCTTGTGTCGCGCTCTGATTTTTGGGGGTTGATATGGCTGGGGTTTTTAAGTTCTTTACTGCGTTGCTTGCTAAAATTTCTGGGTTTGCAAAATGGCTTCTGCTAGTGTTCGATCAGATATTTAAAGATGCGTGGAATATGATTACGGATGTTCTTTGCTGGGTGTTTGAGCAGACGCTTTCTGTTGCGGCCTCGGCACTGCATGCAATCGCGATACCATTCAACCCGCAAACATATTATGCAATGATCCCAGCAGAGGCGGCTAACATGCTGGGCTATGTGGGTGTGCCTCAGGCTATAACGCTTATTGTCAGCGCTCTGGTCGTCCGATTCCTGTTACAAACTATCCCGTTTGTCCGCTGGGGGTCGTAATGATTAACTTGATCCTGGGCCAGCCTGGTGGCGGAAAGTCTCATGAGGCTGTTGTCTATCATGTTGTTCCTGCGTTGAATCAAGGGCGAAAGGTCATCACGAACCTGGCCTTGGATATGGATAAGTTCAAGGCGTTTTTTCCGGAGTCTTGGCATTTGATCGAGCTTCGGGATTCTACTGTTGAGGTGTTCAACAATGAGAGTGGCGAGGATGAGAGTAGGGTAGTACGCCCGTTTAGTAGGGTTGATCATTATGCGGACCCTTGGCGGCATCCTGATGAAGGATTCGGTCCGCTGTATGTGATCGATGAATGTCACCTTTCGATACCGCTGCGCGGCACGCCTGTGCCGGTTGAAGAGTGGTATTCGCTTCATCGTCACGAACTGGCTGATGTGCTGTTGATCACTCAGAGTTACGGCAAGATCAACCGTGCAATTCGTGATCTTGTCCAGGTCGTGTATCGCTGTAAGAAAGCCACAGCTTTCGGCACCAATGATCGCTATATCCGCAAGGTCCAGGATGGTCTGCGCGGTGAGGTCGTGAATACCAGCATCCGGGAGTATCAGAAACAGTTCTACGGATTCTGGAAGTCGCATACGCGGTCTTCGGCCGCAGGCCAGGAACTGGCCGCCAATGACATTGTGCCGATCTGGAAGCGCTGGCCGTTCAAAGGTGCTGCGCTGTGCTTCCTGATCGTCATCTGTCTGTCGACGTGGAACGTTACGCGGGAAAAGAAGCATGCGCCGCCGCCTAGGGTTCAGCCGGTGGCTGCGAGTGTCGATTCTGCGCCTGTAGGTGCGGCTCCAGCGGTTCCAGCGGCTCCGGTGATCGAGGCCAAGCCTCGGGGGCCTGAGCAGAAACTTCACCCGTTTCAGGGGTTGTCGATGCATCTGGTCGCAACCATGCGCGGCAAGCGCTTTCGGGATGGCGTTGAGGAAGAGTTTCTGGGCGGTTTTATCCAGCTCGCGAACAACGGGCAGCCGGTCAGTAAGGTGTCGTTTGACGACCTGCGCACCGCAGGCTATTCGATCACTTGGGAATCGCCGACGGTCGTTTCGCTGACGTACAAGGGCTTCGATATCGGTTACGTGGTAACGGATATGCCGCTGGTGTCCGCAGCAAAGGACATCGCAGTAACCACGCCTGTGCAGGCGCCTTGAGGGAATCGGGAGGGCTCCCGCTTGCGGGAGGGACCCGATTCCCGGCGGTGCCTGCGTTCTCGATTAACCCCTTTGACGGTCGCTCCAGGGTCAGCCCAAAGGCTCTAGGCCCTGGATATCTTCGCCCGTTGCCAGCGTCGATTTCAGCGTCGGATGGCTCAGGGGTTCTTATCCCTGGCTTCGCATAATGT